ACCGTGTTCCAGACCCGCCAGTTCGGTTCCTTCCTGAACGCACTCGGCGTCATATCGAACGCCCGCCTGAACGCCCTGCAAAATGCCTCGGGACTTTCAAAGCCAGCACCGAGTGCGGCGTCCAGTACCGAGTGATCGGCGAGGGCGGCCAGGCGATGTGCCGCGCGTCGTAGCCGCATCAGTTGCACATAGCGTGAGACAGGCACTCCTACGAACGCGGTGAATTGTCGATGGAAGTGAAACGCCGAAAAGTTCGCCACATGGCTCAACGTTTTCACCGACAAGTCACCTTCGAGATTGCCATCAATGTAGGCGAGTACGGTGTTGAAGCGTTGTGTGTAAGCGAAGTGGGTCGGCATGTCAGACACTGGGAAATGCTCCTGGAAGTACGGTCGGCAATAGAGTCGACGATAGCGGCGTGAACGCGCCTAGCCGCGTTTGCTCAAGGCACGTTTTGGGTTAGCCAATTCGATCTCTTCCAAGGCGATGTAAAGGTCGAGGGCATTCCAGGTGTCACTTCTGGCCGATTGCTGCCAGTCGCGAAGGGCTGCAATCGGACTGTGGGTGCCCCCAGGGGTCGCTGCATCTCTACGCCGTAGCTGCGGGTGTTGCTCTGCGATCGCTGCGCCGCGCACAGGGTTGCCTCCGCAAGAGAGGAAGGACTACAGTTTACGTTACGTGAGGTTGGATGCCTCGATCACGCTCAGGGATAAACGCCGTGTTTCCAATCGATATCTGGCTTGCCTACACCGCAGCGTGTTTGCTTCTGGTACTCGCGCCAGGTCCGGACAATCTGTTGGCCGTGGGCCGCGGGCTCAGCCAAGGGAAAACAGCCGCGATATTATCGGGACTGGCATCCGGCACAGGAATTTTCTTTCATGTGACGACCGCTTCGTTAGGACTGACGCTACTTATGCAGACCTCCACAGCAGCGTTCTGGATCGTCAAGCTTATCGGTGCCGGCTACTTGCTCTGGCTAGGTATCAAGGTGTTGCGCTCTCGTAGCCTGCTTAGCTTTCATCCAGCAACTCGACAATCCCTGCCGAGTATTTTCCTGACAGGCTTCTTCTCCGCAGCACTGAACCCCAAGCCGGGCTTTTTCGTGTTGGCATTCATCCCGCAGTTTGTCGACCCGCACCGTGGCTCAGTGAGTATCCAGATGCTGGTGTACGGCGTGTGGTTTGCCGTACTTACGGCAGTTGGATTCGCACTCATGGGGGTTTTCGCCACTGCACTCTCCGGTTTTTTACGCCAGCGGCCACGACTCGTGAATGGTCTGAACGTGGGAGCAGGGCTGACGTTTGTGGCGTCGGGGGTATCAATCGCGGCGCTCAGCCAAAAGTAGAACATGCTGCTCGGGGGGCAAGGGACTCGCCCCGCGAGCAGCACGGTAAAAGTCCAACTTGTGAAATCAAGCTGATGAAACGTGGGGCCACTTGGGGCCGGTAACTGCCGGTCATCAAGGGCTGCTATTGGCCGATTTCTGCCCGTCACAAAGGGCTGCAGTCCATCGCAGCCGCTCGCCTAGGTGTACTTTCGGTACTTCCTGAACAGGGAGCCAACGTCGTCATCAGCCTATTCAATTCCCCCCTGGCTGTTGAGGGAAGCCATTGCTCGCTGCTCTGAAATCGGCATAAGCACAGGTTTTGTGTCCTCGACATGGATGTAGACAAACCAGCGATCCGGCGGGCAGTGAAGAATCCTGTGGACATCGAACAGCCTTTTCCCGACTTTGCCACGGGCCCCTAACATTGTGTGATCCTGTCGAATTTCCACATTTTCAATACCGTGCTGCGCCATGGCTTTGCGAAATGCTTCGTCGATTTGTTTTTTGTTGCGGCGCTGATAGGTCACATGCGTGTGGTACATCGCATAGCAAAAAAGTACGCTGAACGTCATCAATATCAGTTCGAGGCCGAACCTGCTCCAGAAAGAATCGCCCATGCCAGGTAGTCCTGAGATAGTCCTTGGGTTGTACTGTCTGTAAACGTCTACCTACCATCCCTGCGTATGTTGATCAGGCGTCCATTTATGTTATGCGGCAGCAGCTCGGCAATGTCATTTGCCTGCTGCGTCGCCAGACACCTGAGCACGTCCTTCAAAAAAGCATACGAACCATGCCCGTTGAGCCGTGCTGACAGGATTCGACTCAGCATAGCAGCGGCTCGCTGGCCGTTGCTTAGCGACGTTTACTTCTGCTCGAAAGCAGCTTTGGATCGAACGTCTGCTTCTGGCCGATTTCTGCCTGTCACGAGGGGCAGAAAGCGGTCACTCGCTTATCCGTTCAACGACCAGTAACACTCTGCATCACGAGCCCCTGAAGCTCTGCACTTACCGTTGGCGACATCGTTAATATCTGAGAAAGCTTCCCTGTCTAGGGTGGCGCGGATGATCCGTTTCAAACTGACGAGCGGCATGGCACGCAGAAACGCCGTTTCCGTCGTTCCGCTAGGCTGATTGCAGCGGGTAAAATTCGTCTGAATGCACAACAGAGGCTAATTAGTATCAACATGAGACTTTCAGATTTCATCCTCAAAAACCTTGAGCCTATTCTGCAAGCATGGGAAGAATTTGCTAGGTCTGTTGATATCCCGATGCCGGCGATGGATTCACAAGGCCTGAGAAACGATGCCGAGTATATTTTGAGGGCAGTTGCGCTCGATATGCGTACCTCTCAAACCCTGCAGCAACAGATCGACAAGTCCCATGGGCTCGGGCCTTTAACCGAGGAAGAATCGGCGGCTGAAAGCCACGCACTGACGCGCCTGATTGCTGGTTTCACTCTAGACCAGACAGTCTCCGAATATCGCGCCCTCAGGTCGAGCGTACTCAGACTTTGGCTGGCCCAAGGATATGCTGAGCAAAACCATCAGATTGAGGACATGATCCGATTCAACGAGGCGATAGATCAAGCGCTTGCCGAGTCAATTACGGCTTATGGGCGAGCGGTGGAGACAACCCGAAAAACAGTCTTGGGGGTGTTGGGCCACGACCTTCGCACACCATTGGGCGCAGTAATGCTGGGTGCTGATCTGTTGAGGCAGACTGAAGAACTGGGCAGCCGCGGAAAAAAAATAATTGCACAGATTTCTACAAGTGTTCAAAACGCTAACCAGATGGTGCAAGACTTGCTCGACCTGGCGCGCTGCAACCTTGGCACGGGCATCCCGGTACAACCGGAAAATACTAACCTCACTTCTGTTTGCGAATCTGTAGTGGAGGAACTGACAGTTGCCCATCCTAAAGCAAAAATCATTTTCACCGACACGGGACCGGTAACAGGCCAGTACGACCCATCACGCATGGCACAGGTTTTCTCGAACCTCATTGGCAACGCCGCGCGACATGGCAACTTAAAGAGTCCAATTAATGTCACATTGAACGGGGATGGCACCACCGCCTACTTTTGTGTGCAAAATTATGGAGAGCCAATTCCTCCCAGCGCATTGCCCACTCTCTTCGATCCGGAGGGACGTTATTCCAGGTACTCCGAGGGTGAACAAGGAGCATCTTCCGGTCTGGGGCTTGGATTATTCATAGCAGCTCAAATTGTAGAGGGCCATGGTGGAAAGATAGAGGTCGAGTCGACGCTGGAGCACGGCACGATTTTCCGTGTGACTTTACCTGTTGGCCAATAATCGAGTTTCGATTGTAGGTACCGCAGAGCCTGTAAACCTTCCGACGAATGCCTGCTTTGGGTCCCGGATTTAGCTCCTGTGTGATTAGAACAGCCCCCCTAGGGCAGACGGCTCCCAGTTCATGATCACCAGCTCGCCGCTGACTTCCGCTCTGCCCTGTCTCTGGTTCGTGGTGGTGTAGCGAATGTCCAAGGTCTCGAAGTGGAAGCCCGCAAACACACGCCGTATGTCTGGGTGGTCGTTGATGCTGACCATCACCTTGCCCTTGCAGCGCCGCATGAAGTCGGCCATGCGCTCGTAATTCTCAAACGGAAAGTCCACGCCATAACCGGCGGTCTGCCAGTAAGGCGGGTCCATGTAATGGAAGGTATGGGCACGGTCATAGCGCTCAGCGCATTCGAGCCAGGGTAGGTGTTCGACGTAAGTGCCAGACAGACGCTGCCAGGCGGCCGAGAGATTTTCCTCGATCCGCAACAGGTTGATGGCCGGGCCGGTGGTGGCGGTGCCGAAGGTCTGCCCGGTGACCTTGCCCGCGAAGGCATGGTGCTGCAGGTAGAAAAATCGGGCAGCGCGCTGGATATCGGTGAGGGTTTCGGGGCGGGTCATCTTTTGCCACTCGAACACCTGGCGTGAGCTGAGCGCCCATTTGAATTGGCGCACAAACTCTTCCAGGTGGTTTTGCACGACGCGGTACAGCGTGACCAGGTCGCCGTTGATGTCGTTGAGAACTTCAACGGGCGCTGCCTGGGGTCGCATGAAGTAGAGCGCGGCACCGCCGGCAAAGACTTCGACGTAGCATTCGTGTGGCGGGAAGAGCGGGATGAGACGGTCGGCCAGGCGGCGTTTGCCGCCCATCCAGGGGATGATGGGTGTAGACATTGATGGCAAGACCTTTACTGTATGGATAAACAGGTGCTAGGCTCGCCGCGCTTCGTGCACGGAGTAAGAGCCTTGGCTGGACTTGCAGGGACAATCTGCAGGGACGGCGACCGGGTTGGATGTTGACGCATCCACCCCGGTCGCTCTTTTTCACTTCGCTGTTGAGACTTCTTTGGCATAGGCCTGACAGGCCGCCAGGGCGATCAGTCCTTGGTCGCCGGCATCGGTGATGCCGATAATTCGTTGAGCATGCGCTGGGTCAAGTTGGGCTCGAGTTCCTCCATGAACCACGCCGCCGGCTGGGGTGGCGGCTGACACTGTGTCACCACTGGCTGCAGCAGTGGCGTCGAGTAGGACTGACAGCCGCAGATCAGCAGTGGCAAGACGATCACGCAGGCGAGCCTGGTTGCGTTGAGCATCGCTCAGTTCCTTGTAGTGGGTTTGTTCGCTGGCCGACAGCCGCTGCTCAAGGGCCAGACGATTGTCCTGTGCAATGCGCACCTGGTCAGCCGCGGCGTTACTGATGGCGATCAGATCGTCCTTGTGCAGGCCAGCCTGTTCGGCGAGTTGCTGGCCGTAGCGCCAGTCCTGAACCTTCCAGGCCGACGCGGCAGATCCGCCGACCAATGTGGTCAGCAAAAAGCCAACGGCTAACAGCCGGTACGGTGCGGGGATCAGGTCGACGACACGCATAGCACTGCCCTCGCCCGGGTCCACAGCTGCAGCCGATCCTCCAAGCCGTTGAGTCCGCCGTTGATCTTGCGCGTGATCGCCTCGAACTCATCCCGATCCGCCAGGGCGTTCAGCTCACGTACCCACCAGAACCACGCGGCCGACTCGGCCGCCCATTGCGGCAGTTCGAGCAGCTCAGGGGTGCGCAGCAAGCGCTCGTCGCCGAACAGTGCCAAGCTGCAGCGCAGGTAGTTATTGCGGCCGGTCACCTGGAGCAGGCCGCGACCGCGATAGCGCTGACCATCTCCATCCGCCTCTGGGGTGTTGCCCAGTTTCGCGGCCAGGTTGCCGGTGTCGTATTTGCTCAGGTACTGATCGCCACCCAACTCACGGAGGTACTGCAGCTGGCCAGACTCGTGCCCGACCTGGGCTAGGAACGCAGCCTGCCGCGTCGGTGTGTTGATCTGCCGATGCGCCATGGCCGCATTGAGGGCGGATACAAAAACGCCCGCTTGGCGGCGGGCGTTCGGGAGGATTCGCAGCAATTGCTGTTCCGTGATGGACATACAAACTCCTGGTATAAAAAAACCGCACGCAGCGGGTTTATGGGGACGCGATAGCGTTAGGCGAGACTGACGACCTTGACCGGCTTCACCTCCTTCTTTTTCTTGCCCTTGGCTTTGGCTTTGCCCTTGTTGCCGCCGTTGCACTCGACCGTGGTCGACCAGCCGGCTTGGGTATAAGTCTGCTCCACCGAATCCGCCAGATACTCGCCATCGAGCCCGACCTTGAAGCCCTGGGCATTAATCGGCCGCTCGGCAAACAGGTCCGTGCGACCGGGCATTTCGAAGCGCACCCCCGCGCCGGAGCGGTTGAACGCCGCCAAGCGCGCTTTGGCCGCCGACTCGGCGGCGGTCTTGTTCGGGTGAATGTGCCGATCGGTATGCACCGAGGGCAGGCCGGCCGGCGCGTCCTCATTGTCCAGGGACACCACCGCAAGCTTGCCGCCCTTCTTGTCCTGGTGCTTGGTGGCCACCTTGCCGTGCGTGTTGCGATCGCCCAGACGGAACTGCCAGCGGCTGACGTCCTGGCGGGTGATGGTGATCGCGCCGAACGCCTTGCCGCTCGCGCTCTGTCCGCCCTGGCGCGGCATCACCAACAATTTGCCATCGGCGACCTTGGCCGTGCAGTCGTACTGCTTAGCCAGGCGCGTGATGAAATTAAAGTCGGATTCGCTGAGCTGGTCCGCCCGCGCGACCTTGGTGGCCACCGGACAACTCGGCTCCCAGGCGTTACGCGCGGCGATATCGGCCACGATTTTCGACAGTGGCACGTCCTCCCAGCTCCCGCTGCGAATGGTCTTGCCACTGCCGCGCATGTCGCTGGCCTTGCCCTTGATCACCAGCGTGTCCGGCGGACCCGACACCGTGATCTCGTCGACCACGTAGCGACCCAAACGGGCCAGCCCCGTCTCGACATAGCCCAGGTAGATCTCGATCCCAGCACCGCGCCGGGGCAGCGTCACCAGGCCGTCACGGTCATCAATGCGTAACTCGAACTCGTCGGAATCCATCCCGGGTTTGTCGGTGGTGCTGAGCTGGATCAGTCGATCATTGATCAGGCCGGTGATGTCGGCACCATCGGCGACGACGCGAAACATAGGCGTCATGGGTTTTTTCCAAAAAAAAACCCGCGCAAGGCGGGCAAGAAAGTAAGGAGGTTGAAGCGATGAACAACACGAGTGTAGTCCATCAATCCCACAGGGTGACGTGTTCCTCGACCGCCGCCGCCAACTCCGGCAGGGTGATCAGCACGCCGGCGCGAAACGGCTGGGCTTCTTCGGCCAACCCCTGATTGGCATCCAGCACCGCCTCGACGCTGCCATTCAGGTGGCCGTAGTAGTTATGGCAAAGGGTGTCCAACAGATCCCCGTCAGACGTTCTGCATGTCATCGCCATAGCGTACAAACTCCAGGGTGAACTCTTGTTTACGCGGAATCCCGCCTTGCATCAGCGCGCTTTGATCTTCGTCGACGCTCTTCAGGCACCAGGTGCCCAGCACGTCGCCATAGCCGGTGGTCAGCGTCAGCGGCCGAAGCCGGGCGCCGATCGAGCGCAACGTGTCGAGCTGCTTCAGCCCGCCCTTGAAGCCCGGGAAAATCTGGCCCTTGAGGGTGATTTTCTCGTCGCCCATGCCGACGCCCTGCTGCGCCGGCCGGCGCGACAAACGCTCCTGCGAAGCCCAGCGGAATTCGGTCGAGCGGCGCAACGAGTCAAAGGCCGCCGTGTCGAGGTTGAAGTAATACGGCTGCGCCTTGGGATCGAGCGGCTGAAGGATCAACAGGTGCGGGAACGGCTTCACCGCCTCCGGCGCTGGCGTGCCATCGGTGACAAATGCCCACGACGGCAACACATTGGTCAACGCCGGACTGACCTTGCCGGCGATCTTGCTGATGGCCGCCGCCGCCCGGGCCGCCTGCGCCTTCAGCATCCCCACGCGCTCGTCAATTTGCGACACCGCCCGCGCGGCCTTGTTGTAGGTGGCCACCACCTGCCCGACCTTGGCCTGAGCCGCCTGCACCCCACGCATCACGCGCTGAAGCTTGGCCCCGACCGCTGGCCCGACAAAGGGCAAATCCTCCAGCTCGGACGCCGCCCCGGTGATTTCGCCGATCGCGCCATTCACGGGCCCCAGCATGCCGTCCAGGCTACGCCGGCCGGTTTCCCCGGCCGAGGCGAGGTATTTCAGCCCCGACTGTAACTGCTGCAATGCAGTCTTTTCCTGATCAGACATATGCCCTCCTGATTAAACATGCGGTTCGTCGTACAGCTTGCTACTGCCCACCTGCTTGGCCATGTCGCGATAGTGCTGATCGAGCAACGGTTTGAGCTGGTTATAGAGCGTCGCCGCGTCCTTCACGTCGCCGTTCACCACCAGCGAAAACGGCGCCTGAATGTCCACTTTCGATTCGATGGTGGTCGGTGCCGGCTTGGCCGCCATCGCCAACGGCCCCGACGGCAGGCCCGCGTCCGCACTGGCCGGGGGTAACATCATGGCCCGGGCGGCGTCACCCGGTTGCGGTGCCGGGGCTTCCAGTCCGGAGCGAATGACCTTGGGCCGACGCAGCTCCGAACCCGGAAAGCGCACCTTGTTGGCAAAGTGCGGCAGCAACATGGCGTCTTTGGAGTCGAGGTCGCGCGGGTCATACGACACCGGCGGCGCCGGTGGCGGCTCAAACGCTTTCGGCGCCGTGTCGAACGATTTGGCGATGTCGCCCATCACCGGCGGCACGTTCTTGCCGGCATTGACCATCATCAGCGGCCCGGCCGCCGGCATGCTCTTCAGCCCTTCGTCCGTGCCGAACATCGATTTGCCGAGGTAACCGCCCAAGGCATCGCCACCCATATTGCCGAGAATGCCGCCGACAATGCCGCCGACGACCGTGCCAATCACCGGCACCACGGAACCGATGGCGGCACCGGCAGCCGCACCCGCCAGCGTGCCCGCCAGACCACCCGCCGCCCCGCCATAGCCTTCGGCTTTCTCGTCCCGCGTCTCGGCGTTCTGGTAAGTGCCGTAGGCCTTAAACCCCGCATCCACCACCGCGACCACCGCCGCGCCTTTTACCGCCGAGCCGACACCGAACCCTCGACCACTGCCGCCACCCTTGCCGCCTTTCTTGCCCTTCTTGCCATCGGCATCGAGGTCGCCGGCACCTAGACCATCACCGCCGCCCATGGCCCCCATATTGGTCACGATCACCTTTTGCGGGATGTTCGGATTGCCCATCAGCGAGCCACGACCGATGTTCAGCAGGCCCTTGGCGATCTTGAAGGTACTCATGGCCGACTGAAAGGCGATCACCGCCGCGACGGCCGCACCGATGCCGGTCACCACCTTAGGCGATTCGTCCGACAGCTTGCTCAGCCCTTGGGTGACGTAGGTCAGACCGTCCGCCACCTTATCGGTCACCGGCCGGAAGGCATCGCCGATCGCGCGCATGGCATCGTCCATGGACTGGGCCATTTCCGACCACTTCTGC